AAGGATATCCAGGAGCAAAATAAAATCCCTGCAATGACTAGTCCAACGGGAAGCACTGGAGATACTCCCATGGATAAAACTGAAGGGGAATCTGAGGAAGAGGTTTCTCAACCAGGAGATGCAGACTCGGAAGGAGATGATCAATCTGATCTTGATACTCCTAGTTATTCTGATTCTGGTGGTGAGTCTGATAGCGATTTAGAATCAGATACTGATACTGCTCTCCAAGAAAATCTAAAAGATATTACTAGAAAGTATGGCAGTCCAAAATATGTAGACATCTTAGATACTGATCTGGACTACCATGTTGTTTCAACTGAAAAAGTTATGTATCAGATTGAAGAGTACTGGAATAGACCAATCTTTACTGACCCTAAGGAAGAAATGTATAGAGGATTAGATTGGAGTTTTGTTGATTCTGAATTTTCTAAATTCAAACGTGAATGTAGTCGTGAAGTAAACTATCTCGCGAAAGAGTTTGAGATGAAGAAAGCAGCGACTGCATATTCAAGGCAATCTACTTCTCGCACTGGCGTTTTAGATACTAGAAAATTGCACACTTATAAATTTAACGAAGATCTATTCCGAAAAGTTACTTCAACTGTTGATGGTAAAAATCACGGTATGATATTTCTGTTAGACTGGTCTGGATCTATGGCAACCACCATTCATGATACCTATAGTCAATTGCTATCTCTCTGCTATTTCTGTCGCAAAAGTGATATACCTTTTGACGTGTATAGTTTTGTCTGTGATGCAGCACTAATGCCAGAAGGTTATGATCGCGAAAAATTCTATGCTAAAGGTAAACCAGAATCAATTGCTATACCAGAGCACTTCTTCCTTATGAATTTGTTGAGCAGTAAACTCAATAATTCTACTTTTGATCTGATGGCAAAATATTTGTGGCGTGTTACTTACAACTACCACATCTATTATGGTCAGGCATCTAGGAATAAAGAAAACCATTGGGAGTTAGTATCTAAGACGCCTAGGGAATTGCCCCCCGTATTAGGTCTTTCAGGCACTCCGTTGAATGAGGCAATTGTTACGTTGCAATCTATCATTCCAAATTTTCAAAAGCAATGTGGTGCCGAGAAAGTCCATGTGACTATTCTTACTGATGGTGAAGCACAGTCATCTAGTAAGTGGGTTGTTGTTAATCACAGAGGTGAAGATGTGCATCTTCGATCTTCACTTGGATTTTATGGTGATGGCATTATTATTCGTGATCGTAAGAAAGGTTACACTTATGCTCCTTCTTATGGTTACTTGACTGAGCAACTGCTAAGGTATATGAAAGGACGTTTCCCACAATGTAACTTCCTTGGTTTCCGTGTTTGCACTCCTCGTGAGTTTTCAACCAAACTAAATTCCTCTGGGGTGAAGTCTCCGTTGAAAGAAAAAGCATCACGGGAATTTAGTAAAAACAAAAGTGCTTGTGTTAATATGGGCGGGTTTCAGGAATTGTATTTCTTATCTGCAAGTCATATAAATATGGATGCTGAGTTTGATGTTGCTGAAGATGCAACTAAATCTCAGATCCGAAGTGCTTTTAAAAAGTCTTTGAAATCAAAGGCAGGCAACAAAAAGATTCTCTCTTCATTTATTGGTCAAATTGCATGAATATTTTTGCTGTTGATGATGATCCAACTTTATCAGCACACCAATTACCAGACAAGCACATAGTTAAAATGCCACTAGAGTGCTGTCAAATGTTGGCGGTTGTATACAGTACTTGGTATAAGAATATCGGACCTATCATTAAAGCAAATGGTAGTCCTTATGCCACTGAGAAAGGTGCTTTCCGTAATCATCCATGCACTAAGTGGGTAGCAGAAAGTGATCATAATATAGCGTGGTTACTTCAACATGGTATTTCATTATGTGATGAATATCAGTTTCGATATGATAAAGTCCATGCATGTAAGAGAAGTTTATCCATGGCTGGACTAATTTATCAGCATGGATGCACTGAAAAGCATACACCTTTTGCCAGGGCAATGCCCGATCAATGGAAACTGGATGATTCTATCTCTACTCAAGAAGCATATCAACGATACATTGCTAGCAAACCTTGGGTTGCATCAAACTATCTAAGGGTGCCACATCACAAACCGTCCTGGGTTGACCAATATGCCTTGCAACCTGCTCTATAATTACAAGGTAATCGAGAAACACCATGCCTGCCAAGTCTGATATCACCACTGACATCATTGTTGACTATCTGTTTTCAAACTACGGCGAAAAGGTAACTGTCCCTAAACTTCTAAATGCTGCTGACCACTTTAAAGTTTCATATCCATTCATCACCAAACGTCTTGAGTCGTATAAATCTGGTAGGGGCATGTGGTCTCTTACCATTGAAGAAATGCGTGAGACTCTTGAAGAAACTGTAACTCTCACATCTAGCGATAACTTGATCCCATCTAACGATAAAAACTTTGTCCCCTTCGGCAACTTTGCTGACCTTAAAAAGGTAGTATCTAGTAATCTTTTTTATCCAATCTTCATTACTGGTATGTCTGGTAATGGTAAGACTCTTGGCGTTGAGCAAGCATGTGCTCGCACTCAACGTGAGATGATTCGTGTCAACATTACTATTGAGACTGATGAAGATGATCTTATTGGCGGTTTCCGTTTGGTTGATGGTAATACTGTCTGGCACAATGGTCCTGTCATTGAGGCTCTTGAGCGAGGATGTGTCCTCCTTCTGGATGAGATTGATCTGGCGTCCAATAAAATTCTCTGTCTTCAATCTATTCTTGAGGGTAAGGGAATCTTTCTGAAAAAGATTGGTCGTTATGTAGAACCTGCTGATGGATTTACTGTTATTGCAACTGCAAATACTAAGGGTAAGGGTAGTGAAGATGGTCGTTTCATTGGCACCAATGTGCTCAATGAAGCATTCCTTGAGCGTTTCCCTTTAACTTTTGAGCAAGAGTATCCTACTCCAAAGATCGAATCTAAAATGCTCAATAACTACTGCTCCGATCTAGATTGCTGTGATGATAAATTCATTGCCAATTTAGTCAATTGGGCAGACATCATCCGTAAGACTTTTGATGATGGTGGTGTTGATGAAGTGATCTCTACTCGTCGTCTAGTCCACATCATCCGTGCTTACAGTATCTTTTCTGATCGAGTGAAGGCAATCAAGATGTGTCTCAATCGATTTGATGATGAGACTAAGCAATCTTTCTTGGAGTTGTATGACAAGATTGATGGCGAAGTTGATATTGAAACTGTTGACACATTGCTGTCATCATGATATTATTCCTATACAAACCACGTACATTATGAATCGCTACAATGAAGAAAAGATCCTTCAAGAGTTGAAGGATTATATCACTGCCACATACAATCAGCACTACTCCTCTGGAGGGATGGACGGTATTCAAACACTTGATCTTATCCAAGCAGTTGGAGACGGTGAGGCATTTTGTAGATCCAACATTCTTAAGTATGCATCTCGATACGATAAGAAAGGCACATCTAGACGTGACATCATGAAGGTGTTACACTATGCTGTGTTGCTCATGCACTTCAACGACGTTAACGCCAACACCGAAATCTACCCTCAGTAAATTATGCAAGACCAACAGACAATCAAACTCAGCAAGCAGACCATCGATTTTCTGCGTAATTTCAGCACAATTAATAAGTCTATCTTGATTGAGCCAGGTAAATTGCTACGGACAATTTCGGTCAATAAGAATATTATTGCTTCAACTGAAATTCGTGAAGGAATTCCTGAGCAGATGGCGATCTATGATCTCCCTCTTTTCCTAGGTGCTCTTTCTCTATTCAAGAGTCCTACACTTTTCTTCCCTGATAGTAAGCGAGTCATCATTTTTGATGAAGATACTAAGGGAAAAACCACCTTCTATTACAGTGATCCTGATTTCATTCTAACTCCTCCTGATTTTGATTACAATCTTCCTGGCAAAGAGATTCACTTTGATCTCCCCCAGCAAGATCTGCTCCAACTTAATCAAGCAGCAAAGGTTTATGGTGTAGAGGATCTTTGTATCTATGGATATGAGGGTGAGTATAGTGTTTGTGTTAAGGATAAAAAGAATGAGACATCTAATGTCTTCTCTCTCCCCTTGAAGAAAGTTACCTTTGATAAGGAAGCACAGGGTGATTCTCAAAACTTCTGCTATTGTTTCAAGGTTGAAAACCTCAGACTTTTGGATGGTAGTTATCATGTCTGTATTAGCAATAAGAATATTGCTAACTTCAACTCCTTGACGCATTCAAATCTGGATTACTTTATTGCACTTGAGACTAATTGATTAAGATCATTGATGACTTCTTAACTCCATCTTACTTTGAGGAGTTTCATAAACTCCTTATTAGTTGGGACTTTGACTGGTATTGTCAACCTAACCTTGCTCCTGGTCTTCCAGGACTACCTAGGGTTAACTTCAGTCATAACTTCTTTATGGAGGAAATGAGAAGTCCTCACTGCCCTTTGATCTTACCTTTTATGTGTAAGGTCAAAGATATTTGTGGGGCAACAAGTCTTCTTAGGTGTAGAGCAGACATGACTGTAATACATCCTGATAAGATTAAACATCCACCACATGTAGATTTTCAGTTTCCTCATTACTCTTCTGTCTTTTATGTCAATGAGAGTGATGGGGAAACTGTTATGTATAATGAAAGGTGGACTCCTGATGGGGGATATCCCGATAAACTAACTGTCCATCAAACTATCGATCCCAAACCAAACCGTGTTATTATCTTTGATGGGGATATAATTCACACAGGACACTCTCCTTCCAAGCATCAAACCCGCGTGATCTTAAATTCAAACTATGTCATCTAAATTATTTCTCTGGGTTGAAAAGTATCGTCCCGCAACTATCAATGACTGTATTCTTCCTGAATCCACTAAGAAAATCTTTGAGGGGTTTCTGCAGAAAGGTGAAATTCCCAATCTCTTGCTCGCTGGCCCTGCTGGTGTTGGAAAGACGACGATTGCAAAAGCCCTTTGCAGCGAGTTGGGGACCGATTGTATGGTTATTAACGGATCTGATGAGGGTCGTTTTCTGGATACGGTACGCAATCGTGCCAAGGTTTATGCATCGACGGTCTCTCTGACCTCTAAGGCACGTCACAAGGTCATCATCATTGATGAGGCAGACAACACTACACCTGATGTGCAACTGCTCCTACGTGCTTGCATGGAGGAGTTTTCTGGGAATTGTAGATTCATCTTTACTTGCAACTATAAGAATAAGATCATCTCCCCTTTACATTCTCGATGCTCAGTAGTTGAGTTTTCTCAGCAGGGTAAGGAGAAGCAGCATCAAGCAGCTGCATTCTTTGGTAGAGTTACTGATATCCTCTCTAAAGAAAATGTTGAATATGATAAGAAGGTAGTTGCTGAAGTAGTCCAGAAGTACTTCCCTGATTTCCGTCGCACTCTTAATGAGTTGCAGAGGTATGCATCATCTGGAAGTATAGATACTGGTATACTAGGTATTAGTAATGACATTAATATTTCCTCAGTAGTGGGATATCTCAAGCAGAAAGAGTTTACCAATATGAAGAAGTGGGTTACTCAGAATCTTGATAATGAGCCTACTGTTATTATGAGGAAAATCTATGATCATCTCTACACCTATTT